AGAAAGGAAAAAAATCATGTTTATTCGTTACGCTATCAAAGTTTTTGAAACTATCATCTCTCGTGAAGACGGACGCAAGGCTGATTGTGAGCCTCGTTACTTCAGCGATTTTCGTGGTGATCGTCTCATTACTGATTCCCATGTTGTTCAAACTTTTGAAACATCTGAAGAAGCCCAAGCCATCATTGATGGGTTGCCTGTTGGGCGTTGTGGTGCAACTTACAATGAAAAATATGCTTATGAGGTTGAGCCGATCCATTACAGCTATTGCAACATGCATGGTTGGTCGGATGTTTATCCATTTGAGATCATCCGTGTTGTTTCGCCAAAGACCATTGAAGTCAGAGCGATGATTGCTGAGTTGGATGAGGATTTTAAGCCTGATATCATTCCTGGTGGCTTTTCAGGTCATTGCGTTAACCAAAACAAGCAGACTTATAAATACAGATCTTGCCCAGAGGGTCAGGTGATGAAAGTTCGCCTCGGTAAAAAAGGTTGGAAGTCAGCCATGGGCAAACATGTTCTGTCAACTCAGCCAAGAAAGTTTTACGACTACAACTTTTAAGGTAACATTGGGGGAGGGCAACCTCCCCTCCAACTCTTGAGAAAGGAAATATTATGGTTTACAAGTTGCGTTTCGTTAACATCCCGCATGCGTCCATCGAGGACAAAGTGTTCAGGGATTTGGGTGAAGCCAAAAAGGCTGCAGAGCAGACTGGCTTTGATACTGTTGTGGAGGGTTTTGAGGCCAATGGTCGCCTCGCCTACATGTTGGCTCATTCAGTTATTGGAGGGTGGACAAAATGATTAAGTTTTTATTGAGTGCGGTCTTTTTGGTTGCATTTTCTTGGTTGATGGCTTTTACGCTGATCAACTTCATGCTCAATTGCCAGTCTTGGGATGAAAGTTATTGGACTGAAACCAGCTCATGCGTTTATCCGAGCCAGATGTTGGGGTTGGATTAATGAACATTTGTCCATCGTGCTATAACAAATTGTCAAGAAGCAGGAGTTGTTGTGGTTTTGTATGGTCAAGACCTGATCAAATTCAACCAAACATAAAACTTGACTTTATGGCCAAAGAGAGCGATCGTAAAGAGAAGAAGCAAGGATTTTATTCATATTTCTCCTCCCTAACTAGCCCAGCACAACGCTGGGCTTTTCTTTTTGGCAAAAATAAGTAATAATCATGACAGTTAGTTTAACTGCTGACCACAGAAACTAAGGTTGAAAGGCTGAAAACATGTCAGAAGAGAAGAAAAAACTTGGTCGTCCACGGAAGCCTGTGGAGCCTGAGACGATCGTAAAGCGTCCAATCAAGGATGGCCCACCCATCCAGCCAGACAAATGGGATGGTCGTTTCAAATCAGTTGAGCCAATGAAACACCAGAAAAAGGCTCGGCAAAAACCATACAAATGGAATCACCACGCAACAATCAATTGGATCATGGGACAAGCAGATCCTGTTGGTTTTCTTGCGTCAGTGATGCAGGGCAAAGAGATATTCCCTGTTTATGCAAAGGACGCAGAGGGATTGGCCACTGAGGCTGGCAAAATTGCAGCAGATCCCGAACTGCGTGTTATGGCTGCTAAGACACTTCTGGGCAAGTGCGTCCCAGACCTAAAGGCAGTAGAAGTGAAAGCACAAATTGAAGAGAGAAAGGTTCTGGATATTTCCAGATTAAGTGATAATGACCTCAGCACCATTGAAAGAGTTCTTGAACACGCTGTCATTGACGGAAGTGAGAGCGGAGAAGATGAGGAGATCACTGAAGGAGTTTACCAAGAGCTCTTGGCCAACAATTGAACCAGGACGAGAGTTTCATGACAACTGGCATATTGACGCTATCAGTGAACATTTGCAGGCAGTTGTTGAAGGTGACATTCGGAGATTGATCATCAACATACCACCGAGACACATGAAGTCTATTTCGGTTGCTGTTGCATTGCCTGCTTGGACTTGGACCATCCAGCCGCAGAAGCGGTTTTTGTTTGCGTCATACGCATCATCACTTTCCGTAAGAGATTCGGTAAAATGCAGACGCCTGATTGACAGTCCATGGTATAAAGCACATTTCGGCGAAACATTCGCTTTGACAGGCGACCAGAACCAAAAGCAAAGATTTGAGAACGACAAGACTGGCCACAGGATTGCGACATCGGTTGATGGTGCTTTGACTGGTGAAGGTGGCGACATTATTGTCATTGACGATCCGCACAATGTTCGTGAGGCTGAATCCTCCGCAGTTCGTGAGGGTGTTCTTGAGTGGTGGGATCAAGCCATGCAATCCCGACTCAATGACCCAAAGACAGGTGCTTTCGTTATAATCATGCAGCGAGTGCATGAAAATGATTTAACAGGACACATATTGGCGAATGAATACGATGATTGGGATCATTTATGCTTACCTGCTCGATATGAAATCGGGCATCCAACACCAACACAATCAAGGCTCAACTTCACAGACCCACGCACAAAAGAAGGCGAGCTCCTTTGGCCAGAAAGAATCGACGAGACAACTCTATCCAAACTTGAGCGGTCACTGGGTTCATATGCCGCAGCGGGACAACTGCAGCAACGCCCAATGCCGAAAGGTGGGGGAATCTTGCGAGCTGAATGGTGGGTTCCATGGGAAAGTAATGATCTGCCCGAGATTGAATATGTAATTCAGTCATGGGATACTGCATTCTCAACAAAAGAGAAAACATCTTATTCCGCTCGCACAACATGGGGAGTGTTCCGCAAGAATGGCCAAATGAATGCGATTGTCATTGATATGTGGTATGACAGAGTCACTTACCCAGAGTTGCGTCGCATTGCTCAAGAGGCATATTATGATTACGAACCAGATGCAGTTTTGATTGAGAAGAAGGCTTCTGGCCAAAGTTTGCTACAAGATTTAAGAATTGCAGGAATACCTGTAATTGAGTATATGCCTGACAGAGACAAGGAAGCAAGAGCCCATGCAAGTTCTGCTCTTTTAGAAGATGGCAGAATTTACTTTCCATCTGACAAAAAATGGGCTAAAAATTTAATAGACATTTGTGCAGCCTTTCCAGCAGGGGATAATGACGATATAGTTGATACTTGCACACAGGCATGGCTCAGATTGAGAAAAGGTTGGTTTGTTACTCATTCTGAAGATTACGAAGACGAGGATGACCTACCGAAAAAGAGGGTGACATTATATGGCTAGAGAACCAATCCCATTTCAACCCAACGCAATCCCATTTGCGGAATCAGCACCTGCAGACGACCTGCAGGTTGAATCATTTGGAGAGGATGAAGTTCTCATTGGCGACCCTTCTCTTGATTTTGTTGATGAGATCAGCACAGCATTTGATGCAAACTTGGCTGAGGTAATTGAAGAAAGAGAACTTGATCGCAAAGCATCAACCCTAATTAAATATTTTGACTCTGACAGATCTGCTCGCTCCGAGTGGGAAGAGCGATACAAAAATGGACTCAAGACTCTTGACCCAGATGGTGGGCTTGAGGAGTCTGAAGAGGAGCGAGCCACACGTGGCTTGAGCACAGTTGTTCATCCGCTCATCGCTGAAGCAGCAACCCAATTCAATGCAAGAGCGATCGCAGAGTTGTATCCCGCAGGTGGTCCAGTCAAAACGACCATTGTTGGCGAGCCAGACGAAGCAACTGAAGAACAGGCTCGTCGTGTCAAAGACTTCATGAATTATCAAATCACTCAGGAGATGCCTGAGTATTTTCCTGACCTTGATCAGATGTTGTTTCAACTTCCGTTGGTCGGTCAAACTTTCAAAAAGGTCTGGTGGGACGCCAATCTTGAACGGCAATGTTCAAAGTTTGTGAAGGCTGAGGACTTTGTTGTTGCACCAGAAAGCACAGATCTTTTCACCTCCCCACGCTACACCCAAGTCATCCGCATCCCGAAAAATGATTATAACAGATATGTTGAGGCAGGTTGGTATTTACCGACTAAGTATGATGGCGATGGCATTGATCCCTCAGGCTCAACAGCTGAGGACATTGAAGGTGTCAACCCATATGGAGATGACGAACAAGACGCAGTAATGACTCTGCTTGAGATGCATGTCTATGAGGCTTTTGAAGGTCTGGACGGCATTGAAGACGAAGACACCGAAAACTTAGTCATGTTGCCTTATGTCATTACGATTGATTATGATTCTGAAAAGATCGTTGCAGTCAGACGCAACTGGCGTGAAGATGACGAAAGAAAAAAGCGTAGGGATTGGTTTATAAGTTACAAGTTTCTTCCTGGTGTTGGTTTTTATGGCTTTGGTCTTTACCACATGATTGGTGGTCTAGGCAAAGCAGCCACAGGCTCATTGAGAGCATTGCTTGACTCAGCTGCATTCGCCAACATGCAAGGTGGCTTCAAACTGAAAGGCAGAGTCAGCGGTGGCGAGATTGATGTCAATCCTGGAGAGTTCGTTGACCTAGACGCAACTGTTGATGATGTCAACAAAGCAGTCATGCCACTCCCATTCAAAGAGCCAAGCAGCACTCTGTTCCAGTTGATGGGCTTTATTGTTGAGTCTGGCCAAAGGTTCGCAAGCACATCTGACATGAATGTCGGTGATGTCAACCCGAATGCACCAGTCGGTTCAACAGTGGCTCTGATTGAACAGGGCAGCAAAGCCTTTTCCGCAATCCACAAGCGTCTGCATTATTCTCAGGGTCAAGAGTTCAAACTTCTTTCTCAGGTCAATGCAGAAAATCTTCCAGAGTCTTTCCAGTTCGCTGTTTCTGGCACAACACAAACAATCTATGCGGCTGACTTCAATGATCGGATTGACATCATCCCTGTGTCAGATCCAAACATTTTCAGCACAGCACAGCGGATCGCCCAAGCACAGGCCATCCTTGAAATGGCTCGTTCAGCTCCCCAACTACATGACTTGTATGAAGCCTACAAGCGTATGTATGAGGCGATCCGCATCCCCAACATTGACGAAGTTTTGAAGAAGCCTGATGAGGCACCACGCACTGACCCGATTGATGAGAACATGTCAGTGATGTATGGCAAGCCAATTAAAGCATTCCCAGAACAAGATCACGAAGCCCACATTGCAGTCCACCTTCAGTTTATGCAAGATCCATCTCTCGCAGGCAATCCAGCAGCCAAAGCGATGCAACCAATCCTGATTGCGCATGTCGCAGAGCACATTGCGTTGTTGTATCGTCAGCGTATGGAATCAAGCATTGGCGTGCCGTTGCCGAACTTGCCGAATCTGCGTGATCCGAAGTTCAAGTTTGAGGACATTGATCCTCAGATGGATATGCTCATTTCTCAGAGAGCTGCACAGGTCGTTCAGCAAGCACCTCAGATGGCACCAATCCGTGCACTGCAGGCAATGCAGCAAGGCCAAGGCCAACAGAATCCGCTACAATATGCTCAGCAGTTGGCAGAACTTGAAGCAAAATCTCTCATGGAAAGGACACAAGCAGAGATCCAAGCAGACCAAGCCAAAGCCCAGTCTGATATTCAGATTGATCAAGCCAAAGCCCAGCAAGACCTACAGATCGCACAGATGAAAGTGCAGGCTGATCTTGAGGCAAAGGTCGCAAAACTTGAAGCAGATCTGCAACTTGAGCGTGAAAAGAATATTATGAAAATGCAAATGGAGGCTAATGATGGCAATGTCTGACACTGAAATGGCTCTGGCTCTTGGAGCCAACCAACTCGCAGCAATGAGGCCAGTTGATCCTGGAGCATTCAGTGGCATTCAGCCAAACATGGCTCCTCCGATGGGTGGTGCGATGAGTGATCAAGAAGCGATGATGATGGCGGGAGCGATGCCACCTCCACCTCCAGGAGCGATGAGTGATCAAGAGGCAATGATGATGGGCGGTGCAGCTCCAGACCTCAACTCTCAAGAAGGCATGATGCGTTATCTTCAAGAAAAAGTTCGTCAAATCCGTGAGCGGACAGGTGGCGGTGCGATGAGTGATGCTGATATGGGTGCTCTTGAGGCTGTCATGCAATCAATGCCACAAGGCAATCAGCCGATGCAACGCCCAGCACCAATGATGCCACAAGCAGGACCACCGATGGGAGCACAAAGATAATGGCCATTCCAGGAGTAACCCCAACACAAGTCTTGATGAGTCTTGACGAAACTGATGATCAAGGCAACATAGGTGCAGCTCTTGGATATGGCTCTCAAGCAGAAAAAAATTACAGATCGTCGCTAGGTGGCCAAATGGCTCCGATTTACGGCAAGGGTGGTTATCAATACGCAACCCTCGCACCATTTAATCAAATCTTCTCTTTAGACGATGATACGAGCGATGACACAGGCTCAACAGTTCCCATTCAAAGACCAGTTACAGACGATGGCGGGTCTTCTTCAATTTTTCAAGACGCAGCAACAACAGCACAAAATTTGGTGCAAAATAGCCCAGCAAATCAAACTACATATGGCCCAATCACAGGCATGGTTCAAGATTATATAGGCGACGCAAACATTGATGTCCCTTTTGTTGGCAATGTCAATGTCCCGAATGCAGTTGTCAATACAGCTCTTGACACAGTCGCTAATTTTGGAGTTCCTGGATTAGGAATACTTTCAACAATCGCCAACCCAACTCAAGTTGAGACATCTTGGGGAACGCCATTCAACACTGGTGGTGGTGGCCTGATAGGCGTCGCTGGCCAGCTGTCACTTAACAATCTTGAAAACATTTATGGCGAAACTCAAGCAGAAACTCCTGGATACAGTTTTTATGCTCCTGGTGATCTTCCTGGAACCAGCACACCCATTGGCCTGAGTCCTGGATTGTTCGGATTCGGGACTGTTGTTTCAGGCAACACAGACATGATGCCACCTCAAGCAGACTTGAATCTTGATGGTGTAATAACTGCGAGTGAAGTTCAGGCTTTCGCTGACCCTAACTCTCCAGGAGCACAAGCCTTCCAAGAGATTGAAGAAAACAAGGCAACAGCCAACCAACAGCTGCAAAATTATTATTCAGCCCAAGCAGCAGCAGGTGAAAATGCTTTTTATGGCGGTTCAGTCGTCACAGACAGTCAGGGAAATGCTGTCACATCAATCAATCAAGCGACAGGCGAAAGCGTCCCTGTGACCTCTGGCGGTGTTTATGGTGCACCACCTGCCTCAACAACTTCTTCTTCAATGACAAATAATGATATTGTTGATGCGATCGTTTCAGGGATGAACAATGCTGCAGCCAACC